GGGCAAGTTTGGACGCCATGTTTTCAGCCGTGTCAGAGATTGCCTTCTTGGCTTGATCCAAAGATATATCTCCCATCTGATGCTGTTTCAGAATTTTATTAGCGTAGTCTACGTTCTCAGCAACGGCGGCTTGATTAGGAAAGATAGATTCCCAAATCGCTTGGGTTCTCCCAAGAATGTTTTTACCAGAGAGAGTAACGGCTGGAATGTTAGCACCGTCCTCAATCATCTGACGATATGTCGCGGAAAGTTCTTCCCTTGCCGCTCGAGTTGCCTTTCGGGAGGCTGCCCTAGGAGAAGCTCCTTCTGCAAGAAACTTATCTCTTAGTTCCGCAACCCTCACAGAGTCAGGTGCAGGCCCCTTGCCCTTTAAAGCCCATTTAATACCGGCACCAATACCTCGACCGACACCCTCGCCGCCGGCTTCTATCAGTGCTTGAAAAGCAACGTCTTGTAGGATTTCCGCTGTATCCTGTGTCTGAAGACCCTCAAAGATGTCTTCAAAAATAAATTCATCGATTGCTTTACCCGCCGCACCCGCCGCACCAACAAGAGCAATACCCGCTGGGGCGCCCAAGCCTGTAGCGGCGACACTCGCTCCTAAAGCAGCAACAAGAGGAACCGTCTCTCTGCCCAAGAACCCTGCTACATCTTGCCAGCTTAAACCCGGCGTATTAAACCGCATGGTCCCTGTTTCGGGGAGATTGTACTTATCTTTAAGTTCTTCCCCTATGTTGTCTAGGTTAAGAACATAATCGTCCGCAGCGACTTGGGTTACGCCTTCTTGCCCAAANACTTCAGTNAGTCTAAGCAAACGATCTTTGTCTGTGTCTCCTCGCCCTACAAAATACTGAAGACCTAGGTCCTTCACTTCGCCCTCATGGGTTGGTCTAAATTCTTCTGGAGCAGAACCACGTTGTGCATCTGTTCTGGTATAGATTTCTTCTACGGATAGATTTTCTTCAGAAGTTTGAAACAGTTCAGGTTTTTCTTCTTGAAGTTGGGCAATGATGGGTTCGATCTCCTCATTAGAAAGACCCTCAAAATCCATTTCTTGACCAGATGGAAAGGTGAGAACGGTCACGATTTGCCTCGGAGATAACTAGGTTTAAATTTTTTAGTTTTAAAGTTATAGATATCAGAAACGAGGATGCTGCCTTGTTTTGACGACCTAAGTGAGGCTCCAGACGCTTCCCCCAAACCTCTTTGTCTAGCTCTTTGCAATACGGCAACTACTGAAGTTCCTCCCTTAGTGGCCTCTCTGTTAAAGAGTTCTTCTGTCATCCGTAAAGAATTTGCAGACCCTTGAATTCCAGCCTCTATAGACTCTTCTAATTCAATTAGTTTCATTTTTAACACTTCGTCAGAAGCAAACAATGTGTCCCCAGTACCAACCATTAAACCAATGAGCTCATCAACCCTTTGACGGTCAAAATCAGATAACGTTTTAGAACCCTCTCTTAATAGTTTGGTAGCCATCAACGTGCCTAGTTGACGTTGTTTAGCGTTATATTCTTTGCGGTCTGTACTTGAGATTTCTCTGAATTTCCGTAAAAACCCTCCTTTTTCTTCAGGGGCAATCTCCATTGCGTTCAAAGCACTGTCTAGGGCGTCCCTAAAAACCCCACCAATTCCAGTTACGGATGAATTAGGATCTGCCGCAATCTTGGCAGCTTCCCTCAAAACACCTTTCATACGAATTCCACTTTTGAAGTCATCTAAATCAGTTAAGTACTGCTTCTTTGTTTCATTGAAAGAGGTAGGATTTATCCGACCCTTTAAAGATTCTTTAACTGCTGCTAAGTTAGCCTTCGCGTCTGAGACAAAAGAGGCCTCATATGTTAGTGGCAAATCAAGAAATAGACCTGCATCTATCTGATTTCTTGTTAAAGGAAAAGCCTGTCCTTTCTTAATTTTCCTCCCTTCAAACTCAAAATCTTTATTGGCTATGAGCTTGTAAGGAATCTTTCTGCCTTCTTTAGCAAGAGCTAAAGCATTATCTCTGTCTTTAGCAACTCTCTGCAAACCAAACTTCGCAGCAGACATCGCAACCTGCTGCTTGTACGCACGTTTAGCCTTATCGTCCTCAGCAAAGTTGTCTATCGTCGCTAACACACCCTTTGATATGTTGGTGATAGCTTCGGGGCTTTCGCCAGCAGCAACTGCCATACCCATCTTTACAAGGTCGAATCCCTTCTCTGCTTCAGATTTACCCTCGTATTCAGGAATGGCTGACTTGAATTCGTTGATATAGTCCTCAAGCTTATCTTTAGTTTCTTCTTCGTTACCGGATTTAGCGGCGTCTTTTATCTGTTTGACCGCCTCTGCACCTACTCCGGGAGTTTCAGTTCTGCGTTTCATTGCATTCGGATCTTCAAACTCATCGCCCGGACCCATGGCTGGACCCTTTGGGGTTTTGGGAACGGAGACTTCGTCACCGCCACCTTCTTCTCCAGGCTCACCTACGGTATCTGAAGCCGTACCTAGGGTGTCATCTTGACCTAGGGTGTCATCTTGACCTAGGTCTGAAGGAGTAGGGCCTATTTTGCTAGACATTACAAATTCACCTCCAGACTTAGGGTCTATGTAGCCTGGATCATCTTCCATAACGTAATCTAGTTTTAAATCTGCATCTAATTTATCCGCTTGCTGCGCATAGTTTTCAAACCCAAGAGGAACAGCAGCCGCATATGCGGAATAAAGTTCTGGTGAGTCCTCTATCTTACTTTCAAGAACTTTTCTTTTAAACTCTTTTCCCTTTGCTGTGGCGGGAGTTGTGCGTAAAAGTGACAAAATGTTCGATGCTTTGAGAGACGAGTTTAACAGTTCTTCTCCACCTAACCTCTCCTCTGTATCCGTCGGGGAAGAAGGCAACTCTCGTAATGGAGGAGGATTCAGGAACGCTGGCAAAGCAGCCGGATTCGACAATGCATTGAACAGAGCACCTGGATTCTGTGAAGGACCTACTAACCTCTCACTACGAGGATTCATTGTCTCCTCTGTATCCTCTGTATCCGTCAGGGGAGAAGGCAACTCTCGTAATGGAGGAGGATTCAGGAACGCTGACAAAGCAGCCGGATTCGACAATGCATTGAACAGAGCACCTGGATTCTGTGAAGGACCTATGAATCCTCCATTCGCCATTCTACGCACAATACCGCCTTCAGCCATACGGATAGCAGGTCCACCTTGAACGTTCATAGCGTCTTGAGCCACCGCTTCAATAAGACTTGGCGAAGATGCAAGAATACCCATGGCTCCACTACTAACAGAGCCGCCCTTACGAAACATCCTACGGTTAGCCAACGTTTTTTTCATTAAGGAGTTCCCTTGAAGATTGCACCAAACGGATTATCCAACGCCTTGTTTAGACCAAGACCTGCGATACCCGCACCAATGACCTGAGATATACCACTCGGTGGCCGTGGATCTGGCGATATAGACTGTGTAGACGAAGCCGAACCGATCTGCGGCTTGAATACGTCACTCATGAATCCAAGTCGCGTGTACGGCTCCATAACCTGCTGAAGCTCATTGCGCCGAGTCGCATCAAGCTCTGCCTGCGACTGCGCTTGCTGCAATCCACCCAACTGCGTCAAAAGCTGAACGTCTTGAGAGCCAAGGGTCTGACCCAATGCACCAAGGTTCGCCTGCTGTGTGCCGAGCGCACCCAAGCCAGAGGCCAGACGGATAGATTCCTGAGAAGTCGCCTGACCCAACCCAGCCAGCAGAGACGCAACGCCCTGTTGACGCTTCTGTTGATTCTCAAACGCTGTCTGCGAAGCGTTCAACGCTTGACTGTAGTTCTTGGCGTAGTCCTCGAACGTGCGGCGGCTACCGATATCCAGAAGGTTGCGGTTGAGTTCGCCCATCTGTAAGCCGGCCCTGTCTCCACCCAGAGCACCTGTTGTCGCCTGTCGCGCACGAAGCTTGTTTGCAGCGATATCGCCTTGTCGATTAAACTCCTCCAGAGCTTGTTGCGTGACCTGTTGCTGATAAGGGTTCATGAACCCCTGTAAGGCGCCTTCAGTCGGCGCATACATGCCCGTTGCACCACGAGCCGTTGCTCCTGATTCATCGAAATAATCTGTAACAGTTCCTGTAGCACCTTCAAGGATACCTTGCCCCGTGGTCAGGGCATCGCCAGCCGTAGCAAGGTACGGCTCAAACGAACCTATGCCGGCCTGACCTTTGGTAATCGCCTCTTGGGTGAGCGGATCCATACCCGCAACCTGATAATCAGGAAGGTCAATGGGGGTCTCGCCTCTGGCACCAACAGCCTCAAGAAGTTTTTCTTGATACTCCTCAAGAAACGGAGCCTGTCTTACAATTGTTGTTGATTCAGCCATAAGCAGCCCTCTTTTCAAAATCACTCATCATTCGGTACATTCTTGCAGCACCACCCGCGCCATCCACGGCCTTTTTGGTCATTACAAATTCACCATCCGATAACATCGCGGGGATGCTGTCCGAAGTGCCGGAACCTGGGCCATATATCATTCCACCAGCAGCAAGACGATCAAGACCTTCAGCGGTCATCATAGCAGAAGGATCAACCGAATATCCGTATCTTCCTATTTGATACCGTTTAGCCGCTTCTGGTGTAATTCCTGTAATGCCAGCCAAGGATTGATAATCATATTTAGGAGAGATACCCGCTGCTTTAAGAAGAGCTATACCTTCTTCACTTTTTTGTTCTTCAGGAGTCAGGTTCTTATACTGATCATACACCGCCCTTCTAGGATCATTTGGCTGCATACCTTCAAACTCAGCTACGTCTTCTTCAGTTAGAGCACCAAGGGCAAGACCTCCAGCGCCTAAGAGACCTGCTACTTTTAATTTGTCCATTACGCCTGAAGAAATACCACTCGTTTTAGCGCCTACTTTAGCCGCACTTGATGCCCCTGCCCCTGTACCCAAAGTTTGACCAGCGTTTCTCCGGGAACGTCGGGCTTAACATTACGGAGACCCGCAGGCATACCTTGAGCGTTATACTGCGGGAAGATTGTATCCATATTCAGGCCACGTGTACCTTGATTGACTGTGCCGAAGATACCTTGCTGAAGAGGATTCATGGGCCCTGATGCAAAGATATTGCTTGCTGCTTCAATAGGCGCCAGAGCTCCGCTCTTGAGTCCCTCCATGAAGCCAGACATGCCCCCTCCATCCGTAGCGCCCATGATCCCTGAACCGAGGGCCTGCGCCCCATAGGCAAACGCGGCTTGTTTGAGGGCATCGCTCATGGAGCCCCCTGAAAGTTTTGCACTTAACGCTGCGGCTATGGGACCGCCAATTCCCGGAGCAATAATGTTACCAATGATAGGAGCGGCAACAGGCAGAACTTTCTTGAAAACGTTTTTTACAGCTTTAAAAATCTTTTTAAAGAAGAACTCGGGCTGACCTGTAACAGGGTTGATTGAGTTGAATTCGCTTCCAACAACGTAACGATTCGGGTTTTCAATACCCATCATCTTCATTTGCCAGAGAAGCTGGTTTCTCAATCCTGGGTTGGCCTCTAGGACTTCCTTTGGAACCACCGTTTCGCCTTCGGCAGCATGAACCATGTAGGCGTCACCATAACGGCCTAGTGTGGCAAGTCCGTTGGCTAAAGACTCCGCTGTCGGTTCTCCGCTATATTTTGGTTCTACTGCCTGCATCATGACACCTCTAATATGCTAACAACCGTAAAAATCTTGGACGCAGTATCACAATTCAATAACAACGTATCACCTTCCTCCAGAACGAAAGGACCAGCAAGAGCCGCTTGTGCGAGAGTTCCGAGACTTATTTTCTGTAAAGTAGCCGTTACGGAAGCGGAACTGTCAGTAATTTTAGGGAATATCACTATAGTTCCACTATGGCTATTATACAAATTTATGTTTTTTATAATTGACTGCGTAATGCTAGGACACGTGTATACAGTTACATCCCCAGTACTTCCTATAAGCGCCGTCGCATTTTTGTAAGCAATAGACATTAGCTCATAAACCAGTTCACACTGTGCAAGTCATCGCGACCCGCTACGACATTAGGAAATTCTTTCGTTGAAAGAGCCCTTTCAATGTCACTTAATATAAGATCAAACACCTCCACCTCATATGTGACAGGAGCTTGCGGTAATTCTTGGTCAAGGAGCTTTGCCATTACCGTCTCCCGTCAGGTCTGAGATTAAGGCGTAAATCGCCCAGCGTCCAGTTAAGGTTCGTAGAATCGCTCTGAATTCGGACAACCGCCTGACGGCCTCGAGCCCTCAAGAAAGATTGTTGCGTAGTGCTTACTACAGTGCTTGTTGAATCCGTACTAAGGGATTCAAGAGGGAAGTTCCGCGTCTTGATCACGTAGTCTATTGACCCGCTGCTGTCTCCGCTAGTGTCGGCTAGTCTTACATCAGGTATTAGTTTGTCTACAAACATAAACTGTTCGCCATCGCCAAGGTCAAAATCCGCTGATTCAATAAAACTGCTCATGGCACTTCCATCGTCATTCTGACCGGACTCGTGAGAGTAAATGTATTCGACACTACTATCGACCCCCGCACCTCTTGGATTTTCATGAACCCCAAGGTCCACCCAAGCCGTTCTTGCCAGAGTTCCAATGTCCCATGTTCCTTCAACATGGTTGAACTTAACGTATTTGTCGATCTCTTCGGAGCTTGCTGATGCGTAGAACCAGAAAACCTCATCAAACAGCTTGTTCGACGCTGCAAAGAATTTGAAGTTCTGAGATGTGTTAATATCTGAAAACACGTGATCTAGAACGGTGCAGGGTATGACCTGTAATCGACCAGAATAAGCATAGAAGTTGTTACGGCCCATCCAGTAAGTGCGATCTCCTACGGTAACCGCCGCATTAAAACCTATGATCGAAACATTACTGGCAACCATAGCAAACGAGAATATATCGTCAGGGCCAACAAACCGCATTGCGTGAAGGTTAACGTCCGTCCAGATCAGTATTTCCTGTCTTGTCTTGACGGCTGTAATGATCTCCGAACCAGAAGACAAACGAATACCCCCTGCTGTATTCGTAGCTGTAGGGGTCCAGTTGAAGGGGTCTTCCTGATCGGACCAACGAACTTCGAGCAAGTCTTGCTCTGTTGAACCTCTGGCGTTGCAGCCGAAGCAAACTACATGACGATCCGTTGTGGAGATCATCAACTTACGGACAACCGTAGGAGCATCAGATGCTCCCGCCTGATCCGCAAGACTCGTAGCTCTGGCACTTGTTCCTAGAGTTTTGTCCCAATAGTACGGAGTACCATCAAAAGCATTGAATATCAGATCTTCGCCCCAGTTATCTTGAGCCCAAAGACGAATATTAGATCCCTCAGATGTAGTTATATTTGAGGCTTCTCCCCATCCTACAAAAGAGTTTGCTTCTTTTACGGGAGCGTCATCGTCATGTGCCACCGCTATGGTGCCTCTAACACCTCGAACAACGCCAGCATTTATGGTGTTCGTACTTTTGCCCGTGTATTGAACAAGCTCATTATCAATCAGCATAAGACCAACGAATGTTGCACTCGCACCACTGCTTCCAGCTGCTGCTGTAGTGCTATCTGCACCCCGCGTAAGGTCAGAAAGGACATTAGAATTATTGTTGGCGTATTCAATTTTCTCACTGCCAACCAATATCGTGCCCTTGGACGGAAAAGAAGACGAGTTAGCAAGAGGTATGGATGTACTTACATCCGTAATATCCGCAGACAATGTAGAAGCAACGGCTTCAAAGTCAGTTGCAGACGTTAGAGAGAAAGACGTTGCCGAATCATTAAGGGCGCCATCTAGCGTAGTTTCAGAAAAAGAGCTGCTGTAGCCACTCCACAAACCTGCGCCCCATCCTGTACCGGGGACCACGATTCCTAAACCCGCGCTAATTTGATATGCAGCGACAACCGAAGACCCACCGCCAGCAGTGCTTCCAGATGACGCACTACCCGCTGTAGTTACGGTGTAAGTGTTTGAATTAACAACAGTGAGCTCAAACTCCAGATTAATTTGAGCAGCGGTTACGCCATCCGTTGTAGTGGCGCCAGACAACGTAACAAAGTCGCCTGTTCTGGCGCCATGGTTCGTGTCAGTGATGGTGATCACACCACTTCCAGAGCTTCCTGTTGTAATAGGATTAGTACTGAGCGACTGAGTCTCTCTGAGAGGTGTTATGTCATGAAACGTACCCCCCTCTTCTATGTAGAATTTTTTCTCCGTTCCTGTTCCCATAAACTTTGAGGCATCCAGAGCGGAAAACACATGAAGAGATCGAGGAGTTCCTGTAACGGGATTATCACTAATCTTGGCCCACCCACCCATTTTTTCGGGGCGCCCTTTTCGGAAACGGATTAGGTTTGAGTCGAACCATCCGTTCTCTGCGGCGTAAGACGTAGATTCTCTATTAATTCCCGGCTTAAATGTAATTTTAGTAAGCGGCATTAGTTATTACCTTTAACCCAACTCAGGCCAATCATACAAAATACCAGACTTCGTTACTTTGCCGTCATCGTCTGTAGTAACCTTTACAAATAACGCCTCAACCGCATCTGTGTCCGCAGCGGTTTCAATAGCGGCTTCCATCTCTGTCGCTTTCTTACGAATCGCATCACGCCATGTTTGGATATTGGACGGAATGTCCGTGCCAGCATCAGCCTTCCGAACTATCGCCCAATCCGTCTGAAATAAATACGTGCCTTGACGAATTTTTACTTCCTGTTTTAACTTGGTTTTAACATCCTCCAACGGTTTTGCTGTTGATGTTACGCTTCCATCAGCATTGTGTGACGAATTATAGAGCCTACCATCAGGAAAAGGTTGTAACACAACTTCAGATATTCCAGCCGCTTTCTTATCGTCCTCTGACCATATGTGCCAGTTCTTCGGCTGAAGCGTACCATCCGAATCTCTCCACGCTCGTCCAAGTTGGATTGTCTGGTCGCCAACTTTAAAAATAGAAGTCATTTTCTTGCTCCGTTATTTAACAATTACTGTGTCCTTATGTACTATTTTTATATTATGCTGGAGCTATTGCTAAAAANAATNCTCCACTACTNGTAGCATTAGAGGCAAAAGTGGCTGTAATCGTGGCAGTCTGAGCGGTTGCAAAGTTTCCCGAGGCAAAAGAAGATCGCACGCTCTCAAACGGTCCCTCGTCACTACCTTCAGTTAAATTTTCCGTCCAACTTGTGCCACCGTCATTGTGAAGGACAGCGGCTATAACTATGCCTCCAGCAGACACAGACATGTCTGATGTCACCGAACTTGTGTTTGCCCCAGTGCTATGTTCTTTCGTGGCTGTGACATCACCTACTTCCCCATCGACGGATGCCGTATCAATACTTGCCCGGCCCGGTGCAGAAGACCAAGTGGCGATTACGTCGCCTGTTGTCGCCCCGCTAACGTCGGCTCGGGCAATTTTAAACATTGAAACACCTGGTTCTCCAGTGCCTGTCCCATCAATCTTGGTAGCTGCCTCACCTTCCACCGTACAACTGGCCGCCGCGTTGGCAGAACCGCCACCACCTTGAACTGATACAATAATAAATTCATCCCCCGCAGGACCGAGGGATACTCCTGAAGCAGTCATCGCCGTTCCGGGTGCGGTACTTGTCGTCACGGATCGCCACGTCACAGTCAGTGGGCTGCTGCCAGCACTTGAAAATAATACTTGAGGAGACCATAGAGGCATTATGAAAACGCCAACTGAGCAGCACCCAACTGAATGGAGCCACTCGCTTTTACCACATACGGCACAATATCAACTGCATTAGCTGCCGTGGAAATTGTTAGCCCCGCTCCTCCCGCTGTTTCGTAGTCTGTTCCCAAAGCAAGTGTCCTGCTTCCTGTGCCGTCTTGAATAATTACAATAAAACCACTCTGTCCTACCGCTTCCGTGGAAGGATTGGCAAAAGTAACCGCAGCGCCAAACGTCAGAATAAAGTTCTGGTGAGTCTGGAAATCAAGAACTGTGCTTCCAGAGATCGAGGCCGTTTGTGTGGACCCAATCGCCGCATGGCTGAAGTTGGTTAGCTGGTTCTCGTCAATTGAGAATGCCACATTGGTGCCAACCGTTGACCCCTGACCAAATACAAGGTCATCAGCGGAATCGTCTAGCCCTATGTAAAAGTCTTGAGCGTTCCCATCAAATACGACCTTGGTGTCAACTTCTGCCCCGTCACCTATCGTCACAGAGTCATCGTCTAAAGTGATGATTGAGTTTGTGCCTACTGCCGAACCAACTCCTACTACAAACTTGTCAACTGAATCATCCAGACCNACATAGAAGTCTTTCGCGTTGCCGTCGTAGACAATCTTGGTATCAACCGCCGCGCCGTCTCCAATCGTAACAGCATCATCATCTATCGTCATGATACCGTTTGTTCCAACGGTGGAGCCCACGCCGACAACAAGTTTATCTTCGCTATCGTCTAGGCCCACGTAGAAGTCTTTCGCGTTGCCGTTATAAACAAGTTTTGTGTCTTCAGCAGTGCCGTCACCTATAGTGACCGCCGCCGCTGGGAACACTACGGCTTGGTTTTCATCAATAGATAGGGCAGGTGTAGTGCCGACAGCAGTGCCCAATCCTATGACGAGGTCATCTGCGGAGTCATCCAATCCAATGTAATAGTCCTGTGCGTTGCCGTCGAAGACGATCTTCGTGTCTTCAGCAGTGCCGTCACCTATCCGTAGAGCGTCAGACACGTAAAGACTTGCAAAGGCGTCCACAACAGCCGCGCCACCTCCTGCGCCGTCGCAAAACACAACAGCCGTATGGCCATTAGGGATGGTTATATTAGCACCAGAACCTTGCGATATAATCGCAGAATAGGGTCCACTAGAACCAGAATCCGTTGTTGCATTTATAAAAATAAAATATGCCGTTGTCGTATTGGGTGCCACGGTAACCGTATTGTTAGCCCCAAGTGCGCCCGTAAACTTAATGACACGAAACATACCGTCTTGAAGGTTCTCGGTGCCTGCACCAGGAGATGCTTCGCGAACCGTCAGAGTGTGCGTAGTGCCAGATAGTCCAACAGCCTTGAAGGATGCTACCCGGTCCAGAAGGTCTAGGTTATGATTGGTAGTTGTTCCCCATGCGCCAGACTGTTCGCCAGAGCCAATTTTTTCAATACCAAAATTTGTTGTAAATGAAGATGCCATTATTCTGTCCTTATGCTGCTATTTGTGTCCAAGTAGGTGTTTGGGACGCATTAATTTCTGTAAACCCAGATGTCTGTGACTCATCAATTTGATCCCAAATTAATACAGTGTTAACCAAACCCGCAGCAGACACTCCTTCTACAGTAAATTTAAAGTTAATTTGTACTGATCCTATCGCACTTGCCGCAGAAACTCCAGATGGAGAAAGAATAGAGTTTGTAATAAAGGACGGAGATCCTATCGCGCTGGCGGCAGATACTCCCGTAACCGCCACAACAGCCTTACCTGATACGGTAGGACTTCCTATCGCGCTGGCGGCAGAAACACCTGTAACGCTTACGGATACAGGAAGACTTATTACCACTGAACCTACGGCGCTGGCGGCAGAAACACCTGTAACTTCTACGGGAAGTGGACTATTCCAAGCCCCGGAGTTCCAAGTACTTCTATCCCAGCCAGTGATTAAGGCCATTAGGCAATCCTAATAACTGCATTGTTAGCGTCATTTGCAGGGTACTGAATAGTAAAATCACCCGCGCTAGACGATTTGTCTCCACCAAAATTAATAACCGCTATCGCCGGATCCGCTGCATGATTAGTAGTAGAACCCGTACCTGCTGAAGAAAGCGTTGAATTATAAATCAAAGCTCCTCTAGCACTCGAAATCGTAGAAGACGAAAACGTAGTATCTGCAAAATCTACAAACGCGGTAGGTACAGAAGAACTGTTGTCGGCAAGACCAATGGTTACACTAGATAACGCTGCACCTCCAGCGGAGTAGTTCGTCCCTGAAACTTCGTTACCCGTAGTGTACCCGGTAGTATCCGCGTCAATAGAGGAACTGTTTGTAAACATGGCTACTTTAAGAGTGTCCGCAGATATTGCACTAGATCCTGTTCTAGTGTGAGCCGTTAAAAAATGTATCCCAGCAAGTATTTCACGTTTAAAAGTTCCGCACATTGCGGATGAACCAACGGCCATTACAACCTCCTTATAATCTCGGCCATGTCCTCATGGCCTTGTTGTTTTAGAAGAGCCCAGATAGTTGTTCTCTCGCTTTGGGCCATTCTCTCCATATACGAGATCAGAATCGCTTTTAGCTTATCTCTGTGTGCAAGAGCCTGCTCTTTAATAACGGGTGGTGCTGTATCAGAAACAACCATAATCTTGTTCATGGCCATCTCGGCCATCTCTTCAGGAGAATGACCTCTGTTCGTAGAAGTAAAGACGAAGGGATCTGCAATTGCGGTGGCTGAGTCACTATCAAACATTATGAAACATCCCTTCTAAGACGATCATAACGATATTGATCTCTTGTCTGAAGTCCCTCACCCAAGTTCTTAATCCATTGAAGAGATTCTTGAAATCTTCCGTTATACAGCTGCAAAAGGTCTGCCTCGCCTTTCATGAAAGTATACGCCTCAACGAGACTTCCGTACAAAAGAGCCAATTCTGCATTATCTCCTAGATAGCTGGTTCCGCTTGCCGCTGTTGTTATGGAAGTTGGGCGATAGAAATAGTGAAGCTCCATTGTATAAACCTGATCGGGCGCAGGCGCCAATAAGAAACTATCGTTATCCCAATCAGCGTAATACACAGGCGTTCCCGTAGTCGCTGAATTCGGCGTGAAATCTTGAAGCATCGTAACTTGTTTATACAACAAAAATTTATTTTCTGAACTACTGATCACGCTCAAGGAGTTTTGAGAAAGAAAATCAGAAGGCTTCGACAGATACTTATTTCCTATGGATGTTGATCCTGTAGAGTTCTTCCTGAATACATCTAGTTGCGCCTCTTTCAGTATGCGCTCTTCCGCGTTTAAAATAAAACGAGGAAGCTGACTCACAAACGTGGTCTCTGTATTCTGCGTGTAATCCTGTATCGCTGTTTTCAACGTGGTAAAAGTATAAGCCATTCTATGCACTCACCGTAACGGGACCAGCGGATGCAATGCCACCCCCTCCTACCGTATTTCCAGAAGTTGCTGTCTCACCAGTCGCAGAAAAAGTGTACGTGTTATCATTAACCTTAGTAATTGAGTAACCAGATGCAGATTGCACAGTTGAAGCGGTAAAGCCATCAAACGCTTCAATAGACCGAAATCTAACGGTATCTCCAGTAGAACGACCATGATTAGGTTCCGTGACAGTAATTGTTGCGGTTCCACTGGTTCCAGACTTGAAAGGGTTAAACTTCAAAAGAACCGTAACAGCCGGTTCAGAACGATCTGGGCGGCTGATCCGCAAAGCCTGCGGGTCCGCTCTAACTCTTCTAGGAGATAGTTGAGGCTGCTTGGCCTCGTATTCGTCCCTTCCAACGAGAGCATTATTCCACTCTTTTATCATATTGGTAAGTTTATATGCTCTTCCAGAACGATCTGAAATTCCAAGAGCATACTTTCCTGAAGCATATCTAGCCATTACGTGACACTCAACGAACTGTAACTAGGAACAAGACGAAGAGGTACTCGTTCACCATCTTCTGAAGCCGCTCTGTAGAACTCTTCTTCGTATATATCTTTAAGAACCCCTATTCTGTCCGGGGCTCTTTTAACAGAAAGATAGTATGATAGTCCCGCAACTAAACACGGAAGAAATCTAAAAGGAACATCCGCATCATTTGTAGAAGCATCAACATCTTCTATTCTTCTAATCCTGTAATATATAAGTTGATCAGTAGAATTCTCTGGCGCAGGCCATACGGTAATTGTCGGAGTTATCTGACGGTCAACAAAGAATTGAGTGGGTCGGCCCTGTGTAGTTTTGTCTGGTATGCTTAGATAATCCTGACGGCCAATACGAGTGACTCCGATATCGGTTCCTGAACGCCTTATCACAGCCTCAAGAACGTCTACCGTTGATTGAGTGTCCGCTAGACTAGCCGCAGAAGTAACAGTGGTTGCTGCGGCACTTGTCGCACCTGTAATCACTTCTGTAGCAACGAAAATACCTACAGGGACAGTTATGGTTAATGATGTTGCTGTAGGCTTGGTAATAACGGAAGCCACCGCCGCGCTGGTTCCTCCGCTAATCGATTCCCCAACAGAGAAATTAGCAGAAGCTGCAACAACCAGCGTAATTGTTCCAATAGGATATGTTGAGATTGCAGAAGATGAGGATAGCCGAGCAAAATTAAGAGTCTTCTCCTCAACCGTCCATAAATTAAGACCTCTGTTTGCCCATTCTGCAAATAAGAGGTTTAAAGATCTTCGAGCGGTAGCCGCATCGTATCCAGTGCGAAACTCAAGTCCACATCTCTCAAACGCCTCTTCAATGGCATCCGACATGTTCAAGTTAAAGTCAGCGGAACCTGAAGTAGCCATGCTGATTAGTATTCCTTAATACAGTAGATAACTACAGAGTAAGTGTCTCCGCTGCTATGCCCCACAGTAGTTAACTGAATATCTCCGGTTTTTCCTCCAGAAGCTGCAACATTAGGTAATCCGCTAATGTCTGAGTAATCCAGAGTGTCTGAGTAGTCGGCAGGTAATTCTACAGCGATAACATCTGTAGATGCATCCCAAAGTAGCTTTACACCCATTCCGGCAGTAGAGAAGGAAACTTTCTGTAGGCGAACCCCAGTGCAAGAAGTGCCATCTGCTCGGTCAGATAGTGCGGACACATCAACCTTAACAACCGCTGATTCTCCAGTTCCATCACTTGTGTTCGTACAATAGATAACAGCAGATCTTGCTCCATCTATTACCGTAGTCGCTGTTACAGCATCTGCCATATCTGGCTCCTTCTACATAAGTAAAGAACGGGGAGGAAAACCCCCCCGCCTAAACTATTAGCCATTGTTAAAATCAACATTCATACCCGTGATACGAATCCAGATTTTACCCGCTGTGTATGCCGCATTCGTTGCATCACCCTGAACCAGATAAATGAACTTCTTGGACAACGCCGCCATCACGGCTCCTGCGTCAACCGAGTTATAGTAACCCAGAGTAAGGTCACCGTTGTTCATCATCTGTGTACCGGAAGCAACCGCTGCACCAGAAGCCGTTGTTCCCGTAGCAGAAATATCCACGTTAATATCAGGATCACCACCTGTCGGGACCTCAACGCAACCAAACTCAAGAAGAATAGGGATACCGTTAACTTCTTTTGTCAGTTCTGCAATATAGGCATTTGCATCTGTGCCGTTACCGATAATCCGGTCTCCAGTAGCAGAGCCGTCAAAACCACCGTGGAGGTCAATAAGAATCGATGTAACAATAGTGCCACCCATTTTATTAACGAAGGTGTTGATAGAAGCATCTGGGATACCAGAACCATGAGTGTTAGGAGTGATACCAAAAATAGTCGCTCCTGTATCTAAACTAGCATTGTTCGCTCCAGCGGCGGTAGCCGTTCCAGAAAAACCGTTTGTATCGACAATGTTGTTGATACCAGAAGTAGCAACCGTTTGAACCTCAAACTGTTTTTGAGTTACCGTTCCAGTGGTGGCATTTGTTGTAATCTGCTGAAACCCGTTTTGAGAACGGACGGGACCGCTAAAAGTTGTATTCGCCATTTTAAAATCCTCCTTACGAAAGGTTTCGCCCTAGAGTCTCCGTAAGCGTCTGCTGGGGCAGTCGCTAGGGCCAGTGCATCCCAGATTGTCTCTGTAACCATCATTCGATAAAGAGAGGGGGGTATAAACCCCCCTCACTAAAATCACGCTCCAGGCGATCCGAATACACAACGTGGATCGGAGAAACCGAAACTGTAACGCTCACGAGCTTTGTAGCGAACATTGCCAGTATCGAAGTCACCTTCCATTTTAGTCGTAATCGGAAGACGCTCAAAGTGAACAAACCCTCGAGGAGCATCCGTCTTAATGAAGAATGCGTCCGTATCCGTGAGGTAGTGGTTAACGACATAACCCTGCGGAAGCATACCCATGTTCCGCGTAGCGTTAATATCGTTATCCGCAGATCCCGGACGGAGAGTTGATTCAAGCAGACGATCCGCTACAAACTGCAATGCAGGTGGAACGATCATCTTCAATCCACGAACAGACACTTTGAGGCCGCGCTCATCAACGAAGGCTGAGATGTCGATGAGAGAGTTTTCAAGGCTCGTCTCATTGAGGTCTGCCGCCGTAGACAGTTCGTTACGAAGAGTGCTACCACCGGCCAGAGGATGGTCTGTAGCGCAAAGCTCTTTTCCATCACCACCCGTAACGGTGCTATCAAAAGCATTGTTCAAGACCGCCGCCGCTTTCACCTGTTTGGTGTTAGCCATGCTGCGAGCAAGTGCCTTTGTGTAACGAGACGCCAAACGATCATAAAGATTGTCTTCAATAGCTTCTTCCGTAATGGAGAAAGCTAAAGCAATCGTTTCCATCGTGTAACGTGCCGTATACGCCTCTTGAGCGTCATCGAATGAAACTGCCGAACCTTCTGATTTTACTGGTGCCGAGCCAAAGCCAGACAGCATTACTTCCTCTTCAAAAGCTCGATCTGAAGATTCCGAATCAAAAATTTCTGCATGTTCCGCGTCATACCTAGCATACTCAAGGCCAAAAAGGGCATTGAGGCCAGGCTCTAGCTCTTTAGCTAGCTGTGCTCTTGAAATAGCCATTTCTCAATACCTCCTTATACGCCAGTGGTTGAAGGCGTACCCGCAGCAATGGACCCAACGGGTGCATTGAACGGATTGTTCAACCTAACGATTGCAGCAATACCCGCAGCAGTGAAGTCCTCATTTTCAGGATCTTCCATCCAACCCATAACTCGAAGAGTCAGAGTGTTGGTTGTTGCCAAGGTGCTAATAGCCAATCGGCCTAAAGAAAGACCTGTAGCGTCCGTCCCCGTAATGCCTGTAGAAGTGCTGGCATTCAAGAACACACTTGCTCTTGCATTTGCCTCACTGGTCCACGAAGCATCCGTAGCAATAGCGTAGAGCTGATTAGGATCATCTACGATAAATGCCTTTACAGGATGGTTGCTATCAGCGCCTGATCCGGGCCAATAGTTACTGAAGGTCGTTTTTCCAGTGACGCTAGAGACAAACTCACATCCTTGAAATACGCCTAGATGACTGACAGTGCCACCAGCTGCATTAGCTGCGTGATCAATAAACCCAGAAGCAAGAGGAATAACCACCTGCCCATGGAAAATCTTGTCACTGTTGTCAGACGCAATTTCGTATGGGGAATATCCCGTAACGCCAGTGGAATTAGTGGCACTGCCCAATTTGCTTATTGGGCGAAGGCCAAAGCTTCCATTAGAGTTAGCCATATTTTATTTACTCCTAGCCCTCTAATTTACGAGGGCCTCCAAAAGTTACACTAGACTGCCGTTCAGGTTTACTGATCGGCATAGCTGGATGCTGCTCTCGGGCCAGATCATTATCAACAGCGGACATTTGATCTTTAGCAACGTTTTTAAAGTAAACAGTTCGCTCATTCGCAATCTCTTCGGGAATCCGGGCTAGGAGCAATCCACCTACACCAATAACACCGGCATGTTTGCCGTCATCAACGGTTGGGATTTCAAAGTCTGGATATTCATCACCACGTACCAACTCCCATCCCTCTCGAGACCTTGCGGAGATGTTCTTGCGGTCATCAAAACCCATAACTTCTGCTCTTATCCACCTGTGCCGATAACCTTCTGGCGCGGGTGGAGCCTCTAACATAGACGGCGGCTTCCACGGAGTAGAACGCGATTGATGTTCGCGTGTGCTTTTAGCCCTGGGCGTCTTAGGTGACTTCTGGCGAGTAGTGTTCTCGGTATTCATAATTAATCCCTCACATATTTTGCGTATTCTTCAAGCGGCACATTCAGCTTCTTGGCAATCGCAATCTGCGACGGAGTTAACCGCACTCTTTTACGTCCACCTTTGTTGCGGGATTTAGAACTCTCGGCTGACGCAACCTTTTGAGTCCCCCCGATGTTACCGTTTTTTGACCCAAGTTTATGAGGAAACTCAGACAAAAGACGATTGTCAATCTCAGTATAGTACTCATTACTTGTGGGGTCAAATCCTTCATCCTCCACAAGTTTTCGGTGAATACCAAATGCCGCATAAGTCATAGCGTCATCTGTACCAAACCAAGAATTTTTTTCTGCCCAGGCTTGCGCTCTTGGGTCAGGAGCCGGTTGCTTAACCTGTGGTTGAGGAGCTTGTGGTTGAGGTTGCGCTACAGTCTCCGTAGGCACCTCTTTCTTGACCGAAGCTAACCGTTGTTTTTCAGCGGAAAGTTGAGCAAGAGCTTCTTGAGCCTCAACAAGGCGATCTACATCACCGCTCTCATGAGCATCTTTTAGGATTCTTTTTGCAGAATCAAGCTGAGAACTCACTCGGCTATCAAATTCTTTTTGATAGCCCTCATCCAGCGTTTCAAGACGCTGCTTCAAATTTTCGTTTTCCTGTCGGACGTTTTCTGCAAACTGAATAGCTGTCTGCTTTTGTCGTTCCTCTTCACGATACTTTGAAGTCAGCTGTTTAATTCGGCTTTGAGCTTTTCTAGAGTAATCGTCCAGCTCTTTTTCTTTTTCTCCGTCATCAGCGGACGCTTCTATCTCCACGCCATCCGCTTCTGGGTTAGATGCCTCAGAGACATCTACGTCAACAGACGTTTCGTCAGAATCTCCAACATCGATTGTTGTTTCTTCTGTTTCAGTTATTTCACTCATCATATCCTCTATTCTTTCTAGACATGTTTAATATCATCAGGTTCAAGAATTGTAGCAATTACTTCGTCATCATTAATGATACGAACTTCACCGCCATCAATCTTAAACCTAGCACCAGCATATCGTCCAATGCACACCCATTGGCCCTCGAAACACCAAGGTTCCATATTCTCACCAAATTTATGTGGATCTTTATATGCTAGTGGTCCTAATTTAACGACATACGCAACAACCGTTGCCAAGGCTTCTCGGTCTCGAACAGCGTCTGGAATGAAAACTCCCCCATCCGTAGTCGCTTTTCCAGCGTAAGGCATAACTAGGATACGCCATCCTGTTGGTTGAGGTAATCGTTCCTGTAGAGCCTCTTCCAAAAGAGAGGGGTCTAAAACTTTTTTATCAGCAGAAACGTATGCTGATGACACAGAAGATTTAGCTTCTGCTACGTGATCTGGTACGTATAAGGTCTTGGTCATTCTTCTTTCTCCAACCTATCTAATCGTTCTTTGATTTCAGTTTTAGCATACTGTAGCCCATTAAGTTCTCCTACAAGCTGGCGATACTTTTCCATGCTATCTGGAGAACCGTGCAGTATGTTTTGTTCTGTAAGCTCAATCCTTCCTTCTATAGCTTTCAGAACGGCATACGCAAACGAAAGAGAGTCTTCCATTAGCGCATCTTGGTCTTCTTAGGTTTAGATGGACCATCGTTGTCTTTCAAATATTTTTTTAGATCCTTGTCTTTAGAATCATTATCAGAAAGTGCTTCTTTTACTGCGTCATAAGCACCTTTTGCATAGCCAGCAACGCCGAGGCCAGCTAATACTGTAGCACCTTTTGCAAGAGGAATTAAGATAGTCATTTATCGCAGCTTCACATCTCTAGGTGACTTGCTGGATCCACCGTCGTTGTCT